TGAAGATTGGATGAGTAGGATTGACGTATTCTTTAGAGCTGCTGTAGTTTACCATAGCTCAAGAGGATTTGTCGGGGTGCAATCTGGCGTACTTGGTGGATTCGAAGGATTCCTCAATTTTCTCTGGACCCTTGCTATGAAGGTTGTAATGGATATAGCTACTCAATCCACTGGTGTTACTGGAGTCCTTGCTGTATATAGTGATGATGGTCTATTACGATTATACCTTGAAGGAACTGCTGATATTGTCCAGAAGAAGATCACAACTATACAGAGAGTATTTAAGTCATACGGGCTTGTCTTCCACATGGACAAAACTGTTGCATCCACTGATATTCTTGAATACTTGGGCGTATATGGTGAAAGGGGAATGATCATACCAACTTGGGTTAAGGAAGCTATGTCTATTGGAAAGAGGAAGCGTACAAAAGGCCTTGAAACTGTTAGTGACCGCATTAGCCTTTTTGATAGTCAATGCGCTGCCGTGGTAAAAGCTGGTGGCCCTACATTCACTCCACTTGTCATCAAGACGATCCTCACATTGCAAGTTCTTAGAAGACTCAACCGCACGGTCAACTCAGATGTCCTTGCCATGCTAACCATAATCCCTCACGCCGCTGGAGGATTCAGAGTTTCTAGCATTAGTGAAGACTCTATCTTGAGTTCCATCGACTCATTTAGTGAATTTTGTGCTGATGCAGAGCTTACTTTCGATGCGTTCCCTTCTTATACTACTGCAGTAGTTAATAGGATCCTTGATAATCTTGATGACAAGAGGGAAGCTGAACAGACACTCATTAGTGGGAGTTTACTGCAGACTACTCTCAGAGATACATCTGGAATAGGTGTTGCCCGAAATCTACTAGAAGGTGTCTTCGTTAGCGGCATTTCTACTACTGATCCTATGACCCCTGCTATAGTCAAGGCTATACTTACTGATCTTAAGGTTTGCAAGAACATACCTATAAAGCTTATCAAAACTCTTATCCAAGCTATTCCTTCAGTAGTGGAATACAATAAGTCCATTGCTATCATCAAAAGTAATGCTGCTCTACAATTTGTAGATAGGAAGAAGATCGTCCGCGCTCAGGGTGCTGATACTAGAAACTGCATGGCTTCCATACAATCATGGGCTGACGCTATGAAAGGTAAAGACGAGTTCGGGAAGAAGATCATCAGCTCATACCTCCGTGACGAGATACTTAGACGTTTGTACCCTGACTACAGTATCGCCAAACTCACTGACAGCCCCAGAACTGCTATAACACCCTGTGCCAAAGATGGGGACATTATGGTATCTCTTGAATTCACTGATAGGGATTACGCACTTGATCAGCTTTACAAGGAGCCTCCTGCAAAGTTCCTAGGTGCTCAGCTTAGCCCTGAAATCACTGCTGAATCGTCTGCTAGTACAGAACAGAGGCAATTTGACAGATTCGTGAACACTGCTGCCCGTATTGTTGCTACCAATACAAGTCTATTTAGTCTTTATTACACTATAGCTAATGCGTTTAGTTTGCCTTGTCCCTCTCTCCCATCCATCACAACGGTCAGTGCTCATAGATCTTGTAAGAATTTCGGGTTTAATGCAGTCTGTATATTCCTCCGAGCTCCTTTTCATGCTTTGATCAACTCTAGAATGAGCCATGGTATGTGGAAGGTCCTTGAATCCAGAGATAGAACTGATAGGACGACGATGATAGAATCTGCTAAAGTTGCTGCATACCTTAACTTCATCACTGATATAGACCTCGGTGAAAAGCAGAGCACATCTGGAGCAACTATCCAATTCAAGATTAGAGACATCATAGAGAACACTAGCAACCCAACATTCAGTGGTATTGCGGCCCCTGATTCTTACCTCATAAATTCCGAGACTACTAAGAGCTTCATGACTATACTAGTTGAAGAAGAAGCACAGATTAGAAGGCTTGAGGGGACAACTGAGACTGTAGGTCTACTTGAAGTTATCAAAGAC